CACTTTGGAAATGAGAAAGGATTACACAGATGAACTATTCAAGAAATATCAAGAAAACTTCGATAGGTAGAAGAATCCTGATTTCTTGGCTGATTATCGGATTTGTGTTTTCTCTTGCGGGTTTTGCAGTTGGTTCAATTTCTTCCAGCGGAAAGGACAAGCCCGCCGAACAGGAGCAGGAAACGGAAATTCTGATTTACGGTCAATATGACGGGAAAATCTTCGATGGTGAAATGTCGCAAGATTGGGCGGCGGGGGATCTGAATTTTGTTCCCCTTGATGTTCCAATGGATGAAGATTTGCAAGAATTCACCTATTACCTTTCCACCGGGTACAACATTGATTTTACCCTTGTAATGGCAATGATCCAACAGGAAAGCGGCTTTCAGGCTGATTCTATTAGCAGTTCGGGCGATTATGGGTTGATGCAAATTAACAAAGTCAATCACCCGTACATAACGGAAACGCTTGGTATCAATGATTTCCTTGAACCCTATAACAACATTCGTTCCGGGTTATTCATTTTGCGGAAGCTGTTTGAAAAGTACGAAACGCCGGAAAAGGTTTTGATGGCGTACAACATGGGCGAAACCGGGGCTTCCCGATTGTGGGAACAAGGAATTTTTGAAACTAACTATTCAAAATCGGTGCTGGAATACCAGCAACAGTTTATTCAGGAATTAGAAAGGAGTTCAAACAATGATTAAGTGTAAACAGGCAATGGAAAGTTCCGCTTGCGGCAAGGTGTGTTGCTGTTTGGAGTGTGAACAGAAGGACACTTGCAAGGATGTGTGTTCGGAATTGTCCGCAGATTGTGAAGATGCTTTCGCAGAGGAAACCGGGCTTGCAACCATGCAGAAAGAAGCAGCGGCGGTTATTTCCGCAATCGCAACCCTGACCGTTCAGAAGAAGAAAATTGAGGATCAGGAAAAGGCAATGCGGGCGCAGTTGCAGGCGGCAATGGAAAAGTACGGGGTGAAATCCTTTGAAACGGATGAAGTCAAGTTCGTGTATGTTGCACCCACTACCCGGACAACCATTGACAGCACGAAATTGAAGAAAGAATTGCCGGATGTGGCAGCACAGTATTCCAAAACTTCCAATGTTTCCGCTTCCGTCAAGATTACGGTGAAGTGATATGAAAATTACTTATACCGTGTCAAAGGAAAAGGGTTCAAGCCGCTGGTATGCTCATAAAGTCGGCTTTCCCAATATTCCGGTTATGTCGGAGCGTGGAACATTTGGAACAAAGAAAAACGCCCTTCATATTGCCGCCGATTCTATGGGGCTTCCCTATAAGGACTATATGAAATTAAGGCAGAAAGGCGGGTGAACGGATGGCAGAAGAAAAGCTGTTTGAAGGACAGATTAAGAAGTATTTTCATTCAATCGGCATTTATCCCGCTGGTTATGCAACGGACAGAATGAAAGCCCCTATGATTGGATGGTACACAAAGATTTGGGGCGGCGGTTTTCAGAAATCCGGTATTCCTGACATTTTATGTTGCGTGAATGGGGTAATGATTGCCGTGGAAGTGAAGGCTTCTGATGGTAGACCTTCTGAATTGCAAAAACTGAATATCAGCCGGATCAATAATTCAGGCGGTATTGGGGTGTTTCTTTACCCGGAAGGTTTTGAACAATTCAAAGAACTTTTGAAAGGGGTGATTACTTGCGGTACTCACATTCAAGCGTTGATTGCTTTGAAAAGTGCAAATTCAAGTACAAAATGCGATATTTGGACGGGATAAGCACCGATGCAGCAACAGAGCCGGACAGCCCTTTGATTTTAGGGCAAGCGGTACACACGGGCATTGAACAAAGCCTTGAAGCAGCCCTTCACGAATACGCTTTCAGTTATCCGATTATCACGGATGCACATATCAATGAAATGATGAAACTGGAAGTTGTGATTCCACTTGCAAGGGCAGCAATCCCGCCCGGTGGGATGTTTGAGGTTGAAATCAAGGATGATGATTTTCATGGGTTCATTGATTATCTTGCCCCGGCAACAATCTTTGAACGGGGCGTTGAACTTCCTGATACTTATGATCTTTACGATTTCAAGTATTCAAACAATGTTTCAGGGTATAAGCAATCCGGGCAGCTTCACGAATATAAGTATTTCTTCGAGAAGAACAACCCCGGAAAGAAGATTCGGAATTTGTACTTTGTTTTCGTTCCCAAAGTCACAATCCGGCAGAAGAAAACGGAAACTTTGCAAGAATTCAGGGAACGATTGAAAGGTGAACTTGCAAAAGTGGAAGTTAAGACGGTTCAAATTGACTTTGATTCCGAAAAGGTGATTGATTTCCTGTTTGGAATAAAGGCAATAAACGAGGAAACAGAGTTCCCGAAAGAACAAAGTTACTTGTGTAGGTTTTGTGAATTTCAAGATTATTGCGAGAAAGGATGGAATTATTTTATGAAATTACCTGAGAACAAGAGAAGAAACATTGAAGCGGTTGGAAAGCGTGTTATTTGGATTTACGGTGTTCCGTTTTGCGGCAAAACCACTTTTGCCAATGAGTTCCCCGATCCGCTGATGCTGAACACGGACGGCAATATCAAGTTCGTGGATGCCCCGTATATTCATATCAAGGATGAAGTAAGGGTTGAGGGCAGACAGACGAAAAGAACCCTTGCTTGGGAAGTGTTCAAGGACACGATTTCCGAACTGGAAAAGAAGGATAACACCTTCAAAACTATCGTTGTGGACTTGCTGGAAGATTTATATGAACATTGCCGTTTGTATATGTATCAGCAGATGGGTATTACCCATGAATCGGATGATTCTTTCCGGGCGTGGGATAAGGTAAGGGGCGAATTCCTGAACACCCTGAAACGCCTTATGAACCTTGATTATGAAAATATCATTCTGATTTCCCACGAGGACACCAGCAAGGATATTACCCGCAAGGGCGGCGATAAAATCACGGCGATTAAGCCGAACTTGCAGGAAAAGGTTGCAAATAAGGTTGCCGGAATGGTTGATGTGGTTGCCCGTATCGTGGCAGATGGTGACACCCGCACATTCAACTTCAAAAGCAATGAAGTGATTTTTGGTGGTGGTCGTTTGCGTGTGGATGCAAAGGATATTCCGCTTGATGTGAACGCCCTGTTTGCTGTTTACGATGAAGCAAACAAAAATGCAGCTTCCGGCACAAAGATAACAGCACCCGCAACTTCTACCCGTGCAGGGCGTAAGCCAAAAGAAAGTCCCGCCACGCCCGCAGATAAGCCGCAGGACAAGCCCGCAGAGGAAACCCCGGTAAACAATACCCCTGAACCGGAAAGCCCGCAGGAAGCCCCTGAACAGGCAACAGAACAGCCGGAAAACACCGAACCGGAAGCAGAAAACCCGGTTGAAGGTGCAATGAATCCCCCGGAAGCCCCGGCAGAGGAAGAAAAGCCCCGCCGTAAGCGTAAAGCAAGAGAGTAAAGAAAGGTAGGTACACACAATGAACAATCCGTTTGGTATTCCTGATGAAGTATTAGATGCAATTCTTTCTTCGGCAATCAGGCAAAACATTACACCGGGAATGAAGAAGCCGAACCCGGAAGCGAAACCCGATCAGGCAAGTTTGGCAAAGAGAGCCGCAACGATGGCAAAGGCAAGCTATGATGCCTATATTGAAGTTGGGTTCACGGCTGAACAGGCGTTTGAATTAGTGAAAGGCATTTATACCGCAAGACGGTAAGAAAGGTAAAGGTGAAAAAATTATGGCTAACATTTGGGATGAATTTGACAAGGCGATTGATACGGAAGGACTTGCGGAAGATGTGAAAAATGCCGCTGAAAACGGTGGTCGCCGGGAAGTTCCACACGATACTTACGAGGTTGCAATCAATAAACTGGAACTGGTAAAGAGCAAGAAGGGCGATCCGATGGTTACTTGCTGGATGAAGATTGTGGAAGGCGAGTACAAAGGCAGCTTGATCTTTATGAATCAGGTGGTAACGCAGGGATTTCAGATTCACATTGCAAACGAATTTCTTCGGGCGTTGGTGGCTGAAATGGCTGAACCGATTGATGTTCAGTTTAAGACCTTCAACCAGTACGGCAACATGATTATGGATGTTGCGGAAGCCATTGATAACAACTTTGAATACAAG